CTAAACCAATTCATCAGCGGTTCAACCGCATCATGGTTGTCGGGCAACTTGTTCAAAGCTGCAACCGGTCGCGGTGTCACTAACATGCAAGCCGGAGTATTTGCCGTTGACATCTCAAAGAACTGGGAACACGCCACAATCGCATTCGCTAACACCAACGGCGACATTCAAGAAACAGAACTTGTCACGTCATTGGTTGCACCTACAGAACAACAACTGTTCAATGAGATAACATCGCTTTATAGCAAGTTCTCACCAAGGGCAATCGCATTAGATGATCGTCAACTACCGAGCCTAGCAAAACGTCTAAAGTTAGCAGGCATTCCGGTGTGGCAACTGTGGACTAAGGAAATGTCAGCGGCTTGTTCGGCGGTGTTTGCTATGTTTAGTACCGGCACCGTTAGGCACAACAACGACCCCCTACTCGTTGCACAAATGCCTAACGGTGTCACTAAATACACGGGCGAAACTTGGTTGATTAGTCGCAAAGAATCACACGGCGAAATCGATGCACTTATGGCAACGGTTATGGCTTTGTATGTTTCATCGCGGGCGCAACACGCCACAGTCGGAGTATTCTAACACCACTGTCAGACAGTATGTGCTACTATATTTAGAATATGGCATCTTTATGGAATCGCTTTTCTAAGCCCGCAGAAGTTCGCGCAGCGCAGCCAACAATCCCAACTCGTTCAGCTGCAGTCGTGACCCCTGATTCTGCCCTCACTCTTACAGCCGTCTATCGTGCGGTTCAGATCATTGCTACCCCGATTAGCAAAATGACAATCAACACTTACCGATTCGCCACTGGCATCGAAGTAAAAGTTGAAAACCCTGTTCTGGTCAACAAACCAAGCATCAACGACAACCGTCGCGACTTCTTGTTTCAGACCGTCGCAGACCTGGCACTTTCAGGCAACGCATTCTGGTTCAAGAACTACGGTTCAAACGGTCAGGTCAACAACCTAACAATTCTTCCGGCATCAGCGGTCAACGTGACTAACCCGTTCACCAAGGACGGCAAGCCAGACTTTAGCCGTATCGTTTACGACTACATGGGTACCCAGTACACCAAGAACGAAATTGAACATCTAAAGATTTTCAGCCGCGCCGGATACCTGCGAGGTGTGTCACCAATCGAATCATGCCGCAAAGACATTAGTGCAGCTATTGACCTGCGCGATTACGCTGGTAACTGGTTCACTTCTGCTGGAGTTCCCACCGGTGTCCTAAAGACTAATGCGATGCTGAACGCAGCTGATGCCGAAGCCGTAACAACTAACTGGCACAACAAGCAGCAGAACAAGCAAATCGCAGTTCTAGGCAACGGGTTCGAATACCAGGCTATTGCCCTATCGCCAAAAGATGCTTTGTTTACCGAAGTTCAGGATCAACAGGTTCAGGCTATTGCCCGCTTGTTCGGTGTACCAGCGCGTCTACTTTTGACATCAGTGCCGGGCGCATCAGACACTTACACAAACCTGCAGGACGAAAACCAAGTCTTCTACCGTCACACTTTGATGGCTTACACCGACGCAATCACCGACGCACTAAGCAACTGCCTACCGCGCGGTGTCCGCATTGAGTTCGACTTTGAACACCTATTCAAGGCTGATGTTGCAGCTCGTTACAACTACTACAAGACCGGCGTCGACGCAGGCTTCTTGACTGTAGAAGAAATCCGCACCAAGGAAGGACTAAATGTCTAATCTAGAAACTCGCGACTTCCGCGGTGTTGTTGATACTGATCAGCGCACCATCACCGGAATTGCCGTCCCATACGGTCAAGAAATCGCAATCGCAAACAACACCTTTGAGCGTTTTGCCCCGGGTGCTATCCAGTCAATCGAAGACGTGAAACTATTTTGGAATCACGAAGAACCAATCGGTAAAGTCATTGACGGACGTGAAACCGATGAGGGTTTTGAAATCACCGCTTACATTCAGAAACACCTAGAGGCGAAGAAATTCTTACTTTGCTTCGTGACGGTGTTCTAAACAAGTTTTCAGTTGGGTTCATCCCGGTTGAGAACGAACGCGACGGAAACGTTGTTGTTCGTACTTTGGTATCACTTAAGGAAACGAGCGTGGTCCCATTCCCTGCCTATTCGGGCGCAAACATCAGCGAAGTTCGCGAAGAAATCGAAATCGATGAAACCGCAGAACCTCTAATTGAACAAGAAAGTGAACCAATGTCAGAAAACATTGAACTTGACGTTCGTACCGCTCTTGACGAGGTTGCAGAACTGCGCCGCGTTGTAGAGGCTGGAATGACCGTTGCAACTGCACCAGAAACAACCACCAAGTTCCGCTCACAGGGCGAGTTCGTAAAGGCTATGCTTGACGGCGACGAAGATGCAAAGATGCTTGCACGTACAGCATCAACATCAGCAGACACCGTTGCATACCCACCGTTCTACGGCTACATCGACACACTGATCCGCAACAACCGCCCAACCGTTGAGGCTTTCTCACGCGCTGCGCTACCAGCTGCAGGTCTAACCGTTGAGTACGCAAAGATTGACGCAAACACTCTTGCAGTTGGTCAGCAGGACCCAGAGAACGAAGCACTATCATTCGGTAACCTAACCTTTGAAACTGTTTCATCAGCAATCAAGACTTACGGTGGCTACACTTCTGTTTCACGCCAGTACATTGAGCGTTCAAACATCAACACCGTAAACACCGTATTCGAAGCACTAACCCAGCAGTACGCTAAGGCTACAAACGCAGCACTTGTTGCAGCACTTGCAGCTCTTGACTTTACTGGCAAGGTATTCGATGCCGACGGCGGAACCGCTGCATCACTTGCAGAGGGAATCGCAAACGGTTCAGCATACATTTACGGACAGACCGGTCTACGCCCAGAGTTCATCTTGGCTTCAACCGACGCATACGTAAACATCGTTAAGGTTGCAGCTGGCGACGGACGCCCAGTTCTAAACGTTGACGGCGCTGGCGTAAACAACATTGGTACAGCAAACGTTCCTGGACTTCGCGGTTCAGTATTCGGTCTGCCAATCATCGTTGACCCTGCACTAGGCACCGGAGTTGTCTACATGGCTAACTCTGCAGCCGTGATCACCATGGAGTCTGCAGGTTCACCTGTACGTCTAACTTCTGGCGACATCACCACCTTGACCGACGACCTAAGCGTATACGGATACCTAGCAATTGCTACTCCACGCGTTGGCGCATTGGTTAAGTTGGACGTAACCGCGTAATTAGTTAGGTAAACAAAAATGGCAGTGACGCTGGCAGAGTTCCAAGCATACGTAGGCACCGACGAAACAGACTTCCCACAGGAATGTCTAGACGCGGGGCTTGCTTTGGTTACTCGTCACATCGGGACAATCACAACTGTTCCCGCAGTGTTGAAAGACCAGGCGACGCTTATTGCATCGTCGGAACTCTTCCACCGTCGCTCTGCCCCTAATGGCGTTGCCCAGTTTGCAAGCATGGACGGCGCGCCGGTTCGCGTGGCTAAAGACCCGATGAACGCGGTGTACCCGTTGCTTCTGCCGTACACAGGTTATGGTGTATGAGCGAAATAAATGACGCAAAGGTTCAGTTCAAAACTGATCTAGAAGCTGCTGGTTTAAATGTTTTGGAGTATGTTCCAGAACGAATCACGCCGCCAATTGTTATTTTGAACGCTGCATCACCTTACATTCAGACCGCCGAGTTCGGAGAGTACACTCTCGGACTTGAATTAGTTTTGGTTGCTTCAACTGCTACAAACAAAAAAGCAACTGAAAACCTAGATCAACTAATTGAAGATGTCTTATTGGCTCTTGAACCGTTGACCTATGCGCGTCTGACATCGGTGAATCAGCCGTACAACTTGCAAACAAATAACGCCGAATATCTAAGCACTAACATTTACGCTCAACTAGCAATATCAATTTAGAAAGGTCGCCCGTAATGGCAGCTTCAACACGCATCAAGGCAACTAACATTGTCTTCAAAATCGGCACAACCGACTACGCATGCGACGCAAACATGGTAGAACTTACCCTGGACGATGCCCCGGGCGATGTTCAGACATTCTGCGAAGTACGCGTTGGTGGTCAGTGGTCACTGCAACTAGATGGAATCACATCAGGCGAAGACACAAGCCTTTACCGCGTTCTATGGGACAACTTCGGCACAGAAGTTGCTTTCACAATCGCACCTAACGGCAACGCAACCCCGTCTGCAGATCAGCCACACTACAAGGGAACTGTTGTTTTCGACCAGTTGCCACCGCTATCTTTGACTTCTAACGAAACTTCAAAGTTCAGCGTGACACTAACCGTCAAGAACACCCCGCACACCCCTGCATCAGACATTTTCTACGGTGTGGAAATCGACACAACCGCTTAGTAATGTCTAACGCGTCCGGTATCAAAGTACAGGGATACAAGGCAAGCATCAAAGCACTGCAAGCCATTGGGGTCCCGGCAAGCGAGATCAAGGCAGCTGGTAATCAAGCCGGTGAAGTTGTGGCTCGTGAAGCGCGTACTTTGGTACCGGTTCGCACAGGTGGACTTAGAAACTCAATTCGTGTTTCTAAAGCACTAACAAGCGTTTCGGTATCTGCAGGTAATAACGGCAAGATTCCTTATGCTAACCCTATTCACTGGGGTTGGTTTAAACGCAACATCAAACCACAGCCTTTTTTTATAAAGGCGCTTGGAATTACACGCGACGAAGTGTATAAGAACTATTATCGAACTATTGATACACTTATAGCGTTTAACTCCACGAAAGGCACAGAAGAATGAATCAAGATTTTCTAAGTAGTTTGACACTTGATGAAGTTGAAACTATCGAGAACCTAAGCGGTACACCTTTAGACGAACTTCTAACAGTTGGCAAACTAAAGGGTAAAGCATTAAAGGCTGTCATCTGGGTGGCTAAACGCCGCGAAGATGCGAACTTTAAAATGGAAGATGCTGGCAAAGTCACTTTTGCCGAAGCCTTGAAGTTATTTGAGGTTGATGCATCTGACCCAAAAGGATTGTAAAGATACAAGCAGATCGTAAGGCAAGGTTTTGTTTGGCTACAGGAATAGCACCAAGCGAATACCAAAAACTTACACTGGTAGAATTTGAAACATTTATGAAAGTGTTTCTGGAATTGAATGAGGTAGCCGAATGAGCCTAGTGCTTAAAGTTGACATTCTTGGCGAATACAAGAATTTAACAGCTGCTACCAAAGGTGCCCAGTCACAACTAAGTAGCCTAAACAAACGCACCAGCGCAATCAGTAAAGGTATGACTAAAGCCTTTGCCGCCATTGGTATTGGTTTTTCTTTACGTGTCATAACCCAGCAACTTGAAGAAGTTAGCAAAGCGGCTATCGAAGACGAAAAGAGCATGAACATTCTTGCTTTGGCGATGAAGAATGCTGGAAATGCAACTAAGGAACAAGTTGCGCAGGCTGAAAAGTCAATCAACAAGATGCAGCTTCAAAGTGCTGTAGCCGATGATAAGTTGCGCCCAGCGTTTCAGAAGTTGTTTATTGCAACTAAGGACGTCACACAATCAAACAAGTTGTTGCAGATTGCTTTGGATGCTTCGGCTGCTACTGGTAAAAGCCTTGACGCAGTTTCGCAGGCTATGGCTAAATCTTTGGCAGGTTCAGACACTGCACTTGTAAAACTTATTCCGTCGCTAAAGGGTGTTAAGGATCCGATGGCTGAACTGGAAAAAACTTTCAAGGGTGCAGCTGCAGAAGCCGCTAATACTGACCCATACCAGCGTCTTAATGTTGCTTTTGGTGAAATTCAGGAATCTATCGGTCGACTTGTTCTTCCAGCATTAGAATCATTTGCCGGATACATGATTGATTTGACCCCTAAGGTTCTAAAGTTTTTTGAAAACTTGAACGACCCGACAACCCCAACAGGTAAATCTTGGGGCAACCTGACTAAAGCGATTGGAACTTTTGGCGACACTTGGACAGGTGTTGAGGGCAAAATTTCTGGAAGTAGCATTTTTACGTTTTTAGTTGATGGCGTTACCGGAGTAATTAACGCATTTAATAATGCTGGAACGATTATTACTTCACAGGTTCAGGGCTGGAAGCAATTACTATCTTTTGACTTTGCTGGCGGTATTGAAACAATCAACCAGGGTATGAGTACGGTTGCAAAAAATACCGGAGCAGATGCCCGAAGTCCTTTTGAACAACTTACTGGCGCAGCTAAGAAAACAACAACCACTGCTACAAAGCCAACAACTATTATTAACAACAACATCAAAGCCACCCAGTCGGCTGCTCAAATCTCTGCAACATTAAACAAGCAACTAAAGGCTTCAGGTTCTAGCACAATCATTCGTGGCGGTCGCTAATGGCACTCATTGAAGACTTTGACATTACTACTGATCTAAAAGTTGAACTATTTCTACCAGACACCGATAGCGATGTTTTCATCCTTGGATTATCAACCCTTGGCGGTGGCGATGTTCTTGGTGGCGTTGGAAACTTTATTCTTGGCACTTCACTACTTGGCAGCACCGATGTTCTAGGAACCGGTTCAGCGTTCATCTGGCAAGCCGTACAAGCCGACACAATCGCCGCAGACTTCGGTGTCGGTGGCGACATCCAAGACGCCTACTACTTCCAACCTAACGCCGGGCAAGCACGAATCTCATTGCAGTCTTACGAATGGGACCCCAATGTCAACAAGAACATCCGAACCAATACAAAGATGCGCGTCCGTTTGGTAAAAGATGAAGTAAACCACACGCTATTTACAGGCTACATTGACACCATCAACGTGCAATATTCCCCAGAGGGTTGGAACCGTATTGATATCACGGCTTATGACCTTTGGAAAGCAATAGTTAATTCACGCATTGCAACCTTTGACAACACCGCGTATGCAGTCGGTTATGCGACACCTTTGCAAAACTTTGCAGCTGCTATTCAAGCCGTCGGTGGTACTATGGCACCGGGTTCAGAAGAAACCACCGGTAAGATACCGCTAACTTCAGAAACAGATATTCAGGCTAATGGAATCCTTAACGAAGCATTGCAAGTCGGTTTGGCAATCACTTGGGTTGACCAAGAAGATGAAAGTGTTTACTTCCGTCCTCGTCCGGTTTTCGTATCTGGTAGTTCTAGCACTTACACTGTTGGCAATAACCACGGGGATGCTAATCACCTTTGCATGTCTGATATTACTGTCACCGCTGATGCTGATTCTATTATCAATTCGCTATATTTGGACCTCACATCGGACGACACTCAATTCGTAGCAATCGATGATCAGGGCAGCATTGAACTGTATGGTGAAAACTTTGTTTCACTATCGCTGAATGTTATTGATGAAGATGAGCTGCAAATCTGGGGCGAACAAGTTTTTAACACGACTGTTACTAAACTTGTTAAAACTGTTGAAACACCAACCATTGACCGGTTAGGTGATTTGACGGAAGCAGCGGTAATTACACCTGGCACTTTGTTGCGCGTAAAGTTTGACAAGGACCAATTAGCAATCGACGAATATTACACCATCACTAGAGTAAATCACTCAATTGATGTCAATTCTTGGTATACTCAATTCGAACTATGGAAAGCAGCATAAATGGCATATAAAGTTTTTAGCAACGGTGATGCGCTCACTGGTGGCGAACTAAACACTTACTTGATGAATCAGTCGGTAATGGTGTTTGCTTCGGCTACTGCCCGCACAGCTGCATTACCTAGCCCATCAGAGGGCATGGTCACTTACCTTGAAGACACTAACGCTTTGTACCTTTGGACTGGTGCAACTTGGCAGTCAATTGTTTCTGTTGTAGGTACTGGAAACATTTTGATTAACTCAAACTTCTTAATCAATCAGCGTTCTTATGTTTCTGGAACGGCTTTGGCTTCTAGTGCTTACGGTATTGATCGTTGGAAAGCAACATCTAACAACTCGTCAATGACTTTCACTTATTCTGCTAACGGCTTTCCGGTCACAATCAACTCTGGTGGTTCTTTCGCACAGGTAATTGAACAATTTAACATTCCAGGTTCAGGCTCATACACCTTGTCATGGTCAGGAACAGCAACCGGTCGCGTTTACAACTCTGGCGCAACTGCCCCGTCCTACGCAGCAAGTCCAGTCACAGTTACTTTGGATGGTACTGCGAATGTTGTCGTTGAATTTGAGGCGACCGGTGGAACTAAAACCTTGGAAAAGGTTCAATTCGAAAAAGGCACTAACGCAACTAACTGGCGTTTACAATCAAATGGCTTTGAAGCTGAACTGTCAAAGTGCCAACGTTATTACGAAAAATCTTACAACCTAACAAATGCACCTGGAACAAATACTGGTGCAGGAGTAACAGAGTTATTTGGTTCAACAGATGGCTCTCAAAATCTAGCAATTACCGTCAATTTCAAAGTATCAAAACGAGGAACACCGACCGTAACTGTTTATTCAGGCAGTGGAACTGTAAATCAATGGTCTTATTACAGAAGCGGCGGTTCCGCTACCGTATCGGCTGCCGTCGATAGACAATCAGAAAACGGCTTTAGGGCATATGTGTCAACCGGTGCCTCATGGGTACCAGTTTACGGTGGCGGTCATTGGATCGCGGAAAGTGAATTATAAAGATGAATGAATTTATGTATGAAGTTGTAATGACTTTAAGCGATACTGAAGTTTTAAAAAAAACTGATGCCAATGGGGTTATTTTTTGGATACCTATGGATGAATCTAACAGCGACTACATCGCTTACTTGGAATCTTTGAATGACAACACCGTCGAAGCCGAATAACACTTCACTAATTCTTCGAATCGTGTCAGACATTGAAAAGAAACTTGACGATTTCGAAATGCGAATCCGAGAGTTAGAACAAGCACGTTGGAAAGGTGCCTGGCTGCAGGCAATCATGACCGCGTCAATTACCGCAGCTGCCGTCGCAGTTGTAATGAAAGGTCTAGCCTGATGTACCACGAACCAATCAAAGGCACTGGGGCTGA